GTGAAAGACGATGCAAAAGTTGAAGCCTTGGTAAAAGGTCTTGCTAATGTTGAATCAGAAGAAGTGTTCCAAGAAGTTGTTAAGGCTCTTGAAGGCTTGATGGTAGTGCAGAAAGATTCTGCCTTGTTTAAAGAACAAGGTTTTAGTTCTGAAGAAGCAACAAAAACAGAAGAAACACCTTTGATGAAAGCAGTTAAAGCTGCTGCTGAAAAAGCTAAGTCTGCTAAGTAATTTAATAAATAAGGAAAATTCAAAATGGCTGTTATTGCTACTGAAACACACGTTAAAGGTAACGTGATTAAACAAGAACTCTGGGCTGATTTGGCATATTGCCGTACTGGTGTGACCGTTAATGATACCGCTGGTACATTGGCAGTTGGTACAGTGCTCGGCAAGGTCACTGCTACAGGTAAATACAAACGTGCAGTTCAAACTGCTGTAGATGGTTCAGCGGTTGCCGCTGCTATTGTGATTACTCCAATCACCATCTTGGGTGCTACAGATACTAAAGTTGTTGCTTTGACTCGTGGCCCTGCATCTGTGTCTAAGACAGGTTTGGTGCTAGATGCAACCTACGACTTGGACGCTGAAAAAGATGTTGTCTACGCTTCACTCGAAGATATTGGCATTCAAGTCCTGACAACTATTTAATAAAGAAGAGAGAATAAAATGACCGTTCGTAGTTTTACAAATAACTTTGAAGTTGTAGACAGTACTCGTGAACTGAACACCCTCCCACAAACTTGGACTTTGCTAGGCGATTCTGGTTTGTTTAAGGATGAGTTCTTGTCACAGAATGTTGTGACATTTCAAGAGACAAAGGGCTCTATTGCAATCGTTAAAGACCAAGTTCGTGGTACAAAACCACAGACTACATCCAACGATGTTCGCAAGATTCATAGCTACTCTTTGACACACCATCCATTGATGGATGCCTTGTATCCTGATGATATTGCTGGTAAGAGCGCCTATGGTGACTTATCGCAAGCCGATACTGAAGCTCAAGCTCTTCTGCGTAAGATGACTAAGATTCGTAAGAGTTTCGATGTAACCAAAGAAATTGCACGTTTTCAGACTATCACCACAGGCGCAGCTTACGCACCTAATGGTACAGTGGTGGCTAACTATTACACTGACTTCGGCTTCACTCGTAATGAAGTTGATTTTGTCTGGGCTACAACTATCACAGACATTGTTGCTAAATGCGAAGCAGTTATCCGTGGTTTTCAAGACTCGGCAACTGATGGTGTAATCATCAACTCAGTAACTGCATATTGCTCACCTGCTTTCTTTGGTAAGTTGATTAACCATAGCCGTGTACAGGCAGCTTACACGTACTACAGTGCTACAGAAGGTCAATCTATTCTGCGTAACCGCGCAGGTGGTATGGGTCTGTATCGTCGTTTCACTTTTGCAAATATTAACTTTGTGGAAGTACCTACTGTACTCGCAGGTCAAGCATTAATTCCAGCAGGTGATGCGTACTTCGTTGCTGAGTCGGATGATGATAGCTTTGTCACAGTATACGGCCCAGCAAACCGCTTTGGATTGGTTAACACTATCGCTCAACCGATGTACTTGTGGCAGTTCCGTGACCCTCGTGGCACTGAAATCACATTGGAAAGTGAAGTCAATATGTTATCACTTTTAAAGCGCCCCAACTTTGTTGCGCGTGGATTCTCTTCTACGTAACAGTAGATAAACAGGACTACCCTCTTCGGAGGGTTTTCTCTTAAAGTATTTAGTGAGATATTTTAAGAGAAATCGCAATTTGTAATAAAATGTGTTACAATGTAGTTTCACTTACAGCTTGATTACAGTCAAGTATTAACAAGGTAAACGAGGTCTGTAAGCCTCTTCTGTGCTCTTTCGCAGATAGCCTTGACCTATAATTATCAAAGAGGATAAAATGTCGAAAATAAATTCACCTGAGCTAACTCGAAAACAAGTAAGAGATGCATTAGATTACAACCCTGAAACGGGGAACTTAACTTGGAAACAATGTCGTGGAGGATGCAGGGCTGGAGGTGTTGCAGGTACTTTACATAGCAGTGGTTACTGGCGTATTAACTTTGCAGGTGAGTTGAATTACGCCCATCGCTTAGTTTGGCTACATGTGCATGGAAGATTTCCAATTGAGGATATCGACCACATCGATGGTAATCGTCTGAACAATATGATATCTAACTTACGTGAGTGTTCTCGTAGGTCTAATAACACGAATAAGATTGCTTCTGGGAAAAACACAAGTGGCACTATAGGCGTGCATTTTGACAAAGCACGTAATAAGTGGGTAGCGCATATAAGTGTAGATGTAAAGTGCCCTCTTCGTAAGCGATTTAATACAAAAGATGAGGCTATCGTTGCCAGATTGGAATGGGTCAAAGAGTTCTACGGTGAGTTCTCTTTTGAACACAGTCAGGCTTTAGCAGAATACACGAAGTCTACGACATCCTCAAAACAAGATATAATTTAACAGAAGGAAGTGCCAATGGCTCTTAGTCTCATCCAGCAAGTACGTCTACTTACTCAAGATACAGCTTTAGGTTTTTACTTTACCACAGACGAAGAAATTCAATTTTTCCTTGACCGTAATAACCAAAATGTCAATCGTGCATCATTAGAAGTAGCTCGTGTGATTCTTCTGCAATTGTCCATGTGGTCAGCAAACGAAACTGTAGATATATTCTCCGTTACCGGCGGTGCAAAAGCTGCAGCAGAGTACAGAGCATCCCTAGAAATGTTCATCCGTAACCCACAACTTAACCCTGTCTATAACAGTGTAAATGGATATGCTGGTGGCATTAGTATTAGTGATATGCAAGCTAACAGTGATGCACTTGATAACAACAACGTAACAACCCCTTTAGCTGAAGATACATCAGTATCGGTATTTGGAGTTTAAATGGCTAACCGCTTTCTCCTAGCCTCTATTGACGCAATCAAACGTAACGGTGCTCAATGCACGTACACAAAAGTACAAACTGGTGTATACAACGTAGAGACAGGTTCAGTTACTAATACTGAGACACCCTATACAGTTTGGACATACAAGCAGCATATTAAATCCAGTCAGTACAACTTCCCTAATTTAATAGGCAAAGACGCTGGAACTTTCTATCTTGCTAATGATTCACTAGCTTTTGTTCCTTCTGTAAAAGATAAGATTCTTTGGGACAATGAAGTATATGTCGTGGACTCTTACACCTCACACATGGCTCACAATCAAGTGGTGCTTTACAAGGTAATCGCTTCAAGGAATTAAACTATGCTCTCAGCTAACACAGATGAATTAGAAAAATCCTTAGTTGAGTACAAAGCAGAAGTTGAAAGAAAACTCAAACACATGGTTGTGGGGTTTGCACAGGATGTAGCCGAAGCAGCTAGCCGAGCTACTCGTAAGGGGCATATCTCTGAAGGGGGTAATACTGCTAAGTACGTGGAGTATTACAAGAAACGAGCTAAATCTCGCTCAGAGGGTGGTTACGGTATTGAAGCTACCGAAGGTTTCCATAAAGGTGCGTGGACTTATACCGAAGGTACTTTAGAGTTCAATCCAGTTATTTACGATGTCCCTACTATGTTAGGCAACGTGGATTATAAAGCTCAGGCTAACTATAAAATCGGAGACACCTTCACTATAGGTGCAACAGGCCCTGCCTACGAAGAGCTTGAAATCCTTGACGACATTAGAGGAAAAGCTGAGTCAACCATCCAAGGAGCTTATTTAAGCAACCTTAAACAGTATTATGAAGAGGGTTAGTACCATTGGCTATCTTAGAAACAAAAAGGTGCTTAGAACGCCGCCTAATGGCTTTAACGCCATCAATTCCAACAGCTTTTGAGGGTGTCAGCTTTGACCCTCCTGCAACGATGTATCAACGTGTACAACTGATGGTGAAGAACCCAGTTGACCCTGTATTTGGTACAGGTTATCACAGAGATGAAACGCAGTTACAAGTGTTCATAGTTGATGCACCTAACAATGGCACAGCAGCAGCTTTAACAAGAGCAGAGCTAACTCGTAACTGGTTTAAAAAAGGGACAACCTTTGAAGAGGGTGCTTTTAGGATTCATATTCTAACAACACCTAAAGTAGGTTCTACTGCTCAAATTGGAAATAGAACAATTATTCCTGTACTAATTGATGTAGTTACAGAAGTAGTCTCAATTTAATTATACACAAGGCTAGGGGTTGCTCCCGAAAATGAAGAGTCATTACCTTCACCCGCCTAAGTGTTTTCTTTAGTAATGATTTCTTTAATGGAGAAAATATGATAGATAAATACAACTTTGAAAAATTAAACGAGATTTACAGTGTGGATGCTGACTCCCCTTCAGGGCTTGTGTGGAAAAACAACAGGTATGGAGGAAGGAACAATAAACGAATTATACGTTCAGCGGGTTCACAAGCAGGGACAAAAGAGGGAGAGTTGAAATCAAACTCCCGCGTACATTCTTGGAGAACAATGTGTGATAAGCAGCACTATCAAGTACATCGAATTATATGGGTACTACTTCACGGAAACATATCAGAGGATAAGGTTATTGACCATTTAGATGGTAATCCATTCAATAATGAAATTTCTAATTTGTGTTTAAAAACTGTCAGAGAAAATAATCAGAATATACGATTATCTATTAGAAATAAATCTTCTGTATGTGGTGTATTTATGGAGTACTGTTACAAGCGTAAGAAACATGTTGCTTGGACAGCTACATGGAATGATATAAATTCTAAACTATGTAGAAAAAGATTCAATTTCTCTATCTATTCCCCTGACACCGCTTTTAATTTAGCAGTGCAATTTAGGAAAGAACGGTTAGAGGAACTAAAACAATGTGGAATGTCTTATACAGACAGACACGGTGTAAGTCCCTTGGACTTTAAACAAGAACATTTTGCAAAATGTAATTTAATTGAGTAAGGAAAACACATGACAATCGGAAAAGGTGCGGCAAAAACCGTAGCATACAAAAAAGAAACAACTTTTGGAACATTAGCAGGTGCGGCAAGTGCGAAGTATCTTCGTCGTGTTACCTCTGCAATGTCTCTAAAAAAAGAGCAGTATGAGAGCGCAGAAATTCGCGTAGACCGTCAGACTGCTGATGCACGTCACGGTGTGCGTAGCGCAGAAGGCTCTTTGAATGGTGAGTTGTCACCTTCGTCTTACAGCGATTTTATGCAGGCTATCCTAGCTCGTGATTTTACTACTGGTGCTGTGACAGCAACTATGTCAGTAACTATCGCAGCTTCAGGTAGTTTCTGGACTGTTACACGAGCGACTGGTTCTTTCTTGACAGATAACTTCAACGTAGGTAAAGTCATTGCCTTGACAGGCGGTGCGCTTAACGTACTGAACGTATCTAAGAATCTTTTGATTGTTTCTATGACAGCCACTGTCTTGACGGTTAAAGTTCTGAACAATACTGCACTGCTTGCTGAAGGCCCAATCGCCTCTGTAATTGCTACTGTTCGTGGTAAGGATACATTCGTACCGTTGACAGGTCACACAGACCAGTCCTTCACTATCGAAGAGTTCTACTCTGATATTGCACAATCTGAAGTTTATGTGGGTATGAAAACTACCTCTATGAACACGCAATTGCCAGCTACAGGTTTAGCAACAGTTGACTTCTCCTTTATGGGCGCAGACCTTGGGCAAGTAGGTACTTCACAGTATTTTACATCGCCTACAGCGCAGGGAACAAACGGAATTTTTGCAAGTGTCCAAGGTGCAGTCCTTGTCAACGGACTAGCAGCAGCTTTGATTACTTCCGCAGACTTCAACGTGGAACGCGCCACAGAGAACGCAGTTGTTGTTGGCTCTAATGCCGTTCAGGACATCTTCACAGGTCGTATTAAAGCAACAGGTAACTTGAGTGTTTATTTCCAAGATGCTGTTTTCCGTGATTACTTCAAAGACGAAACCGAAGTATCTTTAGTGTTTGCTCTTGCAACCTCTGACGCAGCCAATGCGGATTTTGTTAGCTACACAATCCCTAGAGTTAAACTTGGTTCGTTTGATAAAACGGACGGGGAGTTAGGTCTGACAGCTTCTACCTCCTTTACAGCGTTGTTAAACTCCGTAACTACAGGTGGACTCCCTGCAACTACTCTTGCTGTACAAGACAGTACCCTTTAATATCCTCTAGTGAGAATATATAACCCCTAAGGAGTAACCTCCTTAGGGGTTTTTTAACGCCTGTATGTAATGCACTTTAGTATATTTCCCTTGACATGTAACAGATTGTATGATATAATAATACTATGTGCAGTTAATAATACTTATAAAAGCTGTGCAGTCCAAGAAGATAACCCCAATTCTGGGGTTACTCTATTTATGTAAATCTCACTAGAAACAAAAAAAAAGGAATATTATGTCGTTCGATTTGAAAAAAAATGATCCCACAAAAGCAGCAGAGGTGGGCTACGAGTTTGACCTTACCATGCCTGATGGTACTATTACTGATATCAAAATCAAAGTACGTGGTTCACTCAGTAAAGTAGTTAAGGATTTTTACCGTAATGCATTTTCACAAATGCAAGTAAAAGAACAAGCAGCTAAGAAACGTGGTAAAGAGCCTGAGCCAATGTCTTTGCAAGAGTCTGAGGACTTTGCCATTCAATCAAGTGCCTTACGAGTTATCTCATGGTCAGGAATTGTTGAAGATAGTAAAGAAGTCCCGTACTCAAAAGATGAATGCATCCGCTTGATGACTGATTACCCATTTATCCGTGAGGCGGTAACTGCCGAAAGTGAGCAACTTCTGAACTTTCGCACCTGAGGATATTGAAGCCACTATCGAGTATTGCAAGGCTGAATTTAAAGGTGCAGTATTTGGAAGTGGTGCAGGCTCTTCTCTCCGTAACCAACTTAACAATGTATGGGAACAGACAGGAATAAAGCCTAAAGAGTTAGAGAATATCCCCGAGTTACCGGCTTCTTGTTTTGAAGTTTGGGGGTGGTTCTTAAATCTCAATGATAGTAGAACTTCTAATGGGTTTGGATTTGACCCCATTATGTACTCAGAGATTGAAGCATATTTTAAATTAAAACAAATCACTCCTGAGCAATGGGAAATTGATATCCTCAAGAGGTTGGACAGGGAAGTACTCAGTATTTACGCTGAAAAAGCAAAGCAAGATAGCAAAAAGAAAAGTTAAATAAGACATCTTGGTACACGGCAGTGTGGTAATTGAAGAGGGCGCTTGTATCGCTTAATTTGACCAAGATGTCATTTTCATACAAGGAAACAAAATGACAAAACCTAAAAAGATTGAGTTAACTCAGGAAGAATTAAGAAGCATCTTCGATTACAACCCAGACACAGGTGTTTTTATCTGGGTTCGTCCATCTTGTTTAAGAACAAAAGTAGGGGATATCGCTGGAAGTTTAAAGAAAACCACTGGTTACCTACATATTGGGTACAACAAGCGAGTGTATTTAGCGCATCGTTTAGCTTGGGTGTATATGTATGGGGATATTCCCGATGGGAAACTCTTAGACCACAAGGATATGGATAAGGTCAACAACAAGGCTAATAATCTAAGGTTGTGTAATAGGTATGAGAATGAAAAGAATGTTACCCTCCGTAAAGACAACACATCAGGTTACAAAGGTGTAAGTTGGAACAAAGCCAGAGGGATGTGGATAGTTAATCCTATGTTGAAGGGCAAGCAAATTTTTCTAGGCTACTTCTCTGTTAAGCAAGAAGCTATCCAAGCACACAAAAACTTCTGCATAGAACATCATGGCGAGTTCTACCGAGACACAACAGAACAAGATTAAACAATTGCCCCATGCGGGGCTTTTCTGCTTTGGTATTTTAACAAGTGCTAAAACAGAAAAAGAATATAAGTAGGAAACAGATATGAGCTTCGATTTATCCCAGTTAAGATTTACCGTAGAGACAAAGCAGTTAGATGATGCCATCACAAAAGTTAGTGCATTAGCTACGTCTGTAGCAGCTTTAAATAAGCCTTTAAGTAAGCTAGGCAGTGAGTCCAGATCTACTGCAAGCGATATCGATACAACTACAAAAGCTGTTGAGGAGAACTCTACGGCAATTAAGAAAAATCAAACTGTATTAGAACGTCAAGAGTCAATTCTGAAGTTCATGTCTGATGGTTATTCTAAGGGGCAGTCTTCAATCCTAGCTATGGGTAAGGCATCAGGGCTAGCCGAGAACGAGTTGCAAAAGCTTGGTGATACTATAGACAGACAAAGAAAGTTACAAGGCTCTGAACCTTTCGACAAATCCATCGGTGCAATCAAAGTTCTGAAAAATGAACTCGGTGCTTTACGTGAAGCCTACCGTCAAACAATCAAAGCTCAATCTGCTGAAGCAGAGGGTACTACATTTGCTGCACTCTCTACCAAACAAGCAAAAGACTTGTATCGTGAAAAGTTCAGGTTAATTGAGCAGTTTAAAGACCAAACAAATACTGAGTTAACTACTTACTCTCAGTTAAAGACTCAGATTCGCTCATTAAATGCGGACTATCTAGCAGCGGCTAAAGCTAGAAATACCCTAGCAGGTGTCGATACAATTCAGCAAACAAAACGCCGTGACCAATTACAATACTTAGCTCGTGCAACCTCTGTGCAGTTAGGAGATATTGGTGTGTCCCTTGCGGGTGGCCAAAATCCTCTCACAGTTCTAATCCAACAGGCAGACCAAATGCGTGGCATTTTTGCTCAGGTTGGCGCGAGCGGGGAAGAGATGAAGGCAGGCTTGTCTTCTGCTTTTAAACAGATTGTGGTGGGCTTTAAGGATGTTGTTCTTGTACTCGGTCAGTTTGTTGTCGGCGCATTCATTGACTCAGGTAAGGCTATTGCAAAATTTGCAGCAGATATAACATTTGTAACTCCTGCTCTGGAGTACCTACGTGCAAAATTAGTAGCTACAACAGGAGAAACATCTTCTCTGGTCAAAGCCTTTGACAGGGTTGGCTCTGTTATCGGTGCTTCAGTTGCACTTGGTGTAGCAACAGGTATCGCAGCCCTAGTTGGTTTTGTCCTTGCTTATAAAGAAGTAATTACAACTTCTCATGAATTATCTGTAGCCCTCTCAATGAGTGGCGCTGCAATCGCTATTACAAAGAATGAAGCTCTTGCTATGTCTAGTGCATTAGCAAGCGGTGCAGGTACGTCTATGGACTTCGCAAAGGCTATTACTGAAATAGCTAAAGCAGGTAACCTTGGTAAAGAATCTATTAGCGGAATTGCCACAATCGCACTTGAACTTCAGAAGTACGCTGGTATTGCTGTAAAAGATACAGTAGCAGGTTATTCTAAATTAGCTGACGACCCTGTGAAAGCCTTAACTGAATTGGGTGCTGCCACAGGTAGGGTTACTTTTGCTCAAATCGAAGAAGTTAAGAGTTTAGTTGAAGTTGGTAAACAACATGAAGCTGTCGCAGAAGCAATTAAACTAAAACAAGAAAGTGATTCTCAGGCTGTAGCAATCCAGAAGGGTGACCTCTCAGACATTGAGAAACTTTTTCACGAAGTTAAAGACGCCATCAAGTTAGTTAAGGAAGAGTTCTACAGCGCCATTGAGAATGGTGCAAATATCAGCGCACTAACAACAGCGTGGAGAGGGTTTGCTGTTGTTGTCTCTGTTATTGGTTTCGGTATTAAGCAAATCGGGGCATCAATTGGTGCAATGATGGCAGGTGTTGCAGCCATCACCAAGCCGGAAGTGTTGACCGCTATCGCAGGTAAGAACTTTGCTTCCCCTGCTTTACAAGAAGCAGGAAGAGCTTTCGGGAATATCGGACAAATGCGTACCGAAGATTTCGGCACTGAACTAACTGCCCACTTGAAACTAAATGACGCTATCATGTCTGGTACTGCAGCAAAGCAAGCAGATAAGAAGGTTGACTTAGAGGCTAATAAAATCAATCGTGAAGCTATCAAGGCAGCGCAGGAAACAGAGAAGATGAAGAGCCAGTATAAGGCTAATACAGGTCTAACTCCCGAGCAACGAGCTAAGAAAATTGCAGAAGAGAGTGCAACAACTTACCGTTTAGCTGCTGCAAAAATCCGTGGAGCTAAAACACCAGAGGAAGCCTCTGGATATAAACAAGAAGCTGATGATTTAATTAAAAATATTGAGCACCATTATAAGACACCAAAAGGTAAGGGTCAAGCAGGAGCAATCCGTGACACCCTAGGCGCACAACAACAGCAAATCGAGAATGACCGTAACGAAGCTGTGCGTAACGCTAAGATGGCGATGGACGCTATCAACAGTGAACATAAGCGTGGATTAGTTAATGACTATGACTACAGCACTCAAAAAGCAAGCATTGAGCAGAAGTCCTTAGCTGACTCTATCAAGTTTTATACCGCTGAAATTGAAATTGCAAAGAAGAAGGTTAACTCCAAAAAGGAAATTGAAACCTTAGAAGGTAAAATCAAGAAGGCTGAATCAGACATCAAGGACAAAGAATTTGAGAAGGGATACGCACAACTTGAGTACATCCAAAAACTGAGAGATGCTACTATTGCGGAGATTCAAACTCTCGTTGATAAGAATAAAGCTCAGACTTTAGATAACGAACTAATCGGCTTAAGTGCAGAAAAAGCCAGTGAACTACGTATTGCTAGACTTGACAGTGCCACGGCACTACAAGCAGAGCATGTTGCGTACTTACAGAGAAACGGCTACGCTGAAACTTCTTCAGCGGCATACAACCTTGAGGTTCAAAAACTCAGGGAGATGACTAATACTCGCAAGTTAGACACTGAGGCTCTGATGAAGCAAACCGAGGCTGCTCGTAAAAAATTACAAGAGGACAGTGACAGTAGTTTCAATAAAGAAACATTCTCTATGGATTCTGCACAACGCGACTTGGACTTTAGAAACTCCGTGATTGGTACTTACGGCGAACAGAGAGAAGAAATGAAAAGGGCTTACGAGCTTGAAAAAAATCTACTTGAAGTTAATCGTAAAAAGACAGAGGAATTAGAAGCTGCTCGTAAGCGTTACAACGCATTACTCACAGGAAATAAAGAAATTGATGCCGGGACAAAAGCTGACCTTACAAAAGAAGAGGCTCGTATTGAAGGCGTAGGCAAACGCCAAGAGGATTTACTACGTCAAGGTAATAAAACAGCTATCAAAGAATTAGAAGATGCTAAGCTAGAAAAGTTCTCAGAAGGTGTTGCTGATGCATTAGTTACAGGTATGACCCAAGGCGCTAAAGCTGGTAAGAAGAAACTCCGTGACTTGATTGTTGCTGAGTTGACTAAGACTATTACATTAAATATCCAAGCTAATGTGCAAGCATTGCTGTCTGGGTTGATGGGTGGTGGGCAAGGCGGTGGACTCTTGGATATGATTATGGGTAAAGGCAGTGATAGTCTCTTATCCAAGGGCTTTGACTGGTTAGGTGGGTTGTTTGGCGGTGGGTCAACAGCAGGGTCAGTGGCTGGTGTATCTGGTGTTTCAACAACATCATTAGCAGGTATTGAATTAGCAAGTCAAGGTCTCAGTACGCTTGCCCCTGCTCTAACAACAATTGGCACTGTAGCCCCTGTAGCTACTACTGCCGTTGGTGGTATGGGTGCATCCATTATGGCTGCATTAGGCCCTGTCGGTTTATTCGCAGCAGGTGCAATGGCTTTATTTGCTATCTTCGGCGGTGGTAAAGACGAAATCCCAACAGTTCTAAACGACCTAGCACTATTCAACAACTCCTTGATTGGTTTACCATTCCTAGAGTTAGCTATTGGTAGTGATGAAGCTGCTCAAGGCTTACGCGATGTGATGTATGGTTTAGAGAACTCCTCACCAACCATGAAGAAACTTACAGGAGAGACAATAAACCTAAGTATTGAACTTATGAAAGCCACAGGAGACATAGCAGGTGCTGCAAATCTAGCTCGTAATATCGGTACAAGAGGTATGTCAGAATCCGAGATTGCCGTCTATGACTACAACGAGGAACTAAGACGACAAATTGAAGCTGCGAGAGGTGCTGCTGAAGGCGCTAGAGCAGGTGCTGCTGCAGCAGAGGAAGCTCGACGTGCAGAAGAGCAACTTGCTCAAACACGCTATGATTTAGCTGGTAAATTAGACGTCTTGCTAGGTAGAAAATCTCAGTTAGAAGTTGACCGCGCAAAGCAGTTATTGAACGTAACTGACGAAGCTGTTATCTCCTTGACCAAGATGATTTGGGCTATAGAGGATTTGAAGGCCGTAGTTGACAAATCTTTTGGTGCTTTAAAACGAGCCGTCGAAGCCGAACGTAAAACTATCACTGAAGCTAATGTTGCAGCTACGGAAGCTAATACAAAAGCTCAGGAAGCGCGGTCTAAGTCTTTGGACTCTGTTACCACACTTCTTGATGCTATACGCACAACCAAGGCTGAAATAGAACCAACAATGACTCGTGAGCAAGCGAAGTCTCAACTTGATGCAATTATAGACATAGCCAAGGCTACAGGGAAGTTCCCCACTACTGAGTCAATGAGTGGTGTTTTGAAGGCACTGTCTAACGGTGACACATCAACATTTAAGACAGCAAGGGAGTTCAAACTAGAGCAAGCAAAAACTGCTGCAAAACTTGCGGAACTCTCTAGACTAACGGTTAGTCAAGTTAGTGTAGAGCAGCAGATGCTTGACCAGTTGAAGAAAGACGCGGATAAGTTAAAAACAGACTACGAAGCAGAGATGAAACGCTTAGACACCGTTTTATCTGTAGCTCAAGCACAGCTTGATAAGTTGAATGGTATTGATACTTCAATTATCTCCGTTGCAGACGCTGTGAAAGCTTTTGATGAGTCGTTGGCAAGCTTGGCAAGGTCAATCGCAGCAGCCCCTACTAACAACACGCCTGACCCTGTTACTTCTGGTGGCGGCAGCTCAGGTGGTGGAGGCGGCGGTTCTGGTGGTGGCAGTACAAGTGGTAAAGCACCAAAGTATGAAGATATAGCAGGACAGGAAAATAAAGATATTGTCGCAGCTTATCGTGAATACTACAGCCGCAATCCCGATGAAGCAGGCTACAAGCATTTTGTAGATTCTATGTTGACAGGTGACAAGTTGATGCAAGCTATCTTAGGCGCATCTGCTGCTAATCCTGAAAGTGCTGACTACAAGAACGCTGTTAAGAAGGGTTACGACCCGTTAGACCCCTTGAAGAAGTTTCTTAAGAGTAAGACTGCTGCAACTGCACCAATCGAGGAGGGTGCGTTTGCTGTAGGTATTAACAATGTACCTTACGACATGACTGCAAGAATCCACAAGGGTGAACGCATTCTACCTGCTGCTGATAACAGAGAGCTGTTCGCAAGACTTCAATCTCCAAGAGATAACAACGAAGTGTTAGTGGTTGCTCTACGTGAAATGCAAGGAGAACTGAAAGCTGTGAAAACAGAGTTGGTTCAGATTAAAGAAAGTAATAAGAAAATGAAAGACCTAGCAGAGAAGGATAATGCGATAGGTGCTCCACCAACAAGGGCGGTGTTATGAGAGTAATACCTCCTTTGGAGATTACACCTGCAAGACTCACTAGTACGTCCGTGTACGAAGGTGAAGAAGCGGGGTACGACGAGTTCGCCACGTATGCAGCAGGCGTGAAGGTTTCAGATTTAGACCCCAGAGGGGGTGGTTTGCGTAGGATATGGGTTTCACTGCAAAATGGAAACTATGACCACCCCTTAGAGTCATCTACTCTTTGGTGGAAATATCTAGGAAGTAGTTATCCGTACTTTACTAATGGTTTGGTATATCAAAGTGGTGAACGTGTAATAGATGCAGCTACTAACTTGGTGTATGAATCTGTTGTTGATGATAATCACTCAAGACCTTTAGACAACTCTCCACCTTGGGCACTGATTAGTGAGACAAATACAGAGCCAACGTCTTCAACATTGTACGCCGCTGGTACTACTTACGTAGCAGGAGCATTTGTCTATACAGAAAATGCGTACACACAGGGTGGTGCAAAAAGATTGTACTACGTCTCACTATCTAACGGTAATATCGGTAATACACCAGCAAGTTCTCCTGCGTACTGGCGGTATGTTTCTGCTTCGTATTTTGCACACCTACTCTCAGAAACATACCCACTTGACGGTATTGTAAGTGACGGTGTAAATTCTGCTAAGATTTACAAATCCGCTATTGCAAACAACAGGTATAACCCATTAACGGTTGAGGCAGATTCTTGGGTGCTTATTGGTAAAAGTAATCAGAAGTTAATGTTTGATGCGAGGTACGGCGGCAGAACTGAATCAATTTCACCACTTGTAGTTGTTATCACACCAGCACAAAGGGTTGATGCTATCGACCTGTCAAATCTCAGTGGTGTAAGCAGTGTCAGAATTGTAGTGACCAGTGGAGCAAGCACAGTATATGACGAAACAGTTAACCTAACTACTCGTAACATCACAAGCTACTACTCTTGGTTTTTTACTCCTTTTAGCTATAGAAAATCCGTCACCAAGTTTGACCTCCCACCAGTATCATCACCTGTTATTACAGTTACCTTTACAGGAAGCGGGACAGTGGGTGTCGGGTCTTTAATCCTTGGCTCTCAGTTCTATGTAGGGCAAACGCAGTACAACGCAGTACGAGATTACATAAACTACAGCACTGTAACAAGGGATTTTGATGGTACTGTTGCAACACTTGTTCAACGCTCTGGTATTCCTAAGACAAGTCAAACTATCTGGGTAGACAAAGGCAACGTCAAAGGGACGGTGGAACTCTTACAGAGTCTTGATGCTACCCCCGCTGTGTGGTCTGGTCTTGATGACGACGGTGATGGGTACTATGAGCCACTACACATAGTAGGCATTGTTAAATCAGCACCTATTGATGTAGGTTCACCAACTTTCGCAACTCTAAACCTAGAGCTAGAAGCGATTTCACCCTATTAAGGAAAATTATGGCAATCAGTCAAACAATTAATCCGATGGTCAATGTACCATCCATTTCAAATCTAGCAACCTTTGAAGCTAATGTGGATTACACGCTTAATACGGGTCTACAAACTCGTGCGAATGAGATGAACACTTGGGCAACACAAGCAAACGCCCTAACTGTAGAAAACAACGCCCTAACTGCACAGAACTATGCACTAGCCGCTGCGCTGACATTAAACAGCACCAACGACACTAGCATCACTAGTAACACGATAGGTACAGGCTCTAAAACATTTACAGTGTCAGCGAGTAAAAGTTTTGTGGTTGGTATGTGGTTATTGATTGCAGACACTGCAGCCCCTGCTGTTAATAGCATGTTTGCACAAGTCACCAGCTACTCAGGCTCAACCCTAGTTGTATCAGTGCCTAACAATGGTGTGTTTGGTTCAGGAACTAAAACAGCTTGGACTATTTCACTAACCGCTGCACCAAATCAAAGTTCAAACGTCCAATACAACGACATCGTTAACGGTGACTTTCGCATTGCACAAGCGGGAGCCAGCTTTGCAGCGCCAGCGTCTGATGCCTATGACCTTGACGGATGGCAAAACGGCAAGTTAGGTAGTTCTGCGGTTTTAACCATCGCACAGACTTCAGGGAGCACAACGGGTCGCTTGGCTCGACAGGTAACAATTACTACCGCTGATGCAGCAGTAGCGGCGGGTAAGGTTGTTGTTGATGCAACAAAAATTGAAGGTTACAACGTCGAAAAATATGTTGGTAATACATTCACTGTTGCGTTCAGGGCAAAAGTACCTGTGTCAGGCATTCATTGTGTTTCATTACGCAACTCTGGATTTGACCGCTCTTATGTAAAAGAGATAAATTTTCCAACTGCTAACACATGGCAGGATTGCTCATTTGCAGTGACAGGTGGACTACCAACAGCAGGAACATGGAACTACACCAACGGCACGGGTTTACTAATTTCATTTTCACATCTGTGTGGAACAACCTTTCAAACCACACCTGACGCTTGGCAGACAGGTAACTTTTCAGGTACAGCCAATCAAGTCAACGACTGCGCAACAGTCAGTAACGTATGGGCGCTGGAAAAAGTCACACTGAATCTAGGCACGGTTGCAGCAGTGAGTGAAATTAGTGTTGAACAAGAGATGATTCGGTGTCAACGCTACTACAGAACGGGCACTTTATATTTTGAGGGTCACGTCTCTGGTGGTGCCCAAGCAATTGGCGGCACGAACTCGCAATTAACGGGGGGTATGCGTGCTACTCCGACCATGACTTTCCCAACATTTACAAACCTCCAAAATTCGGCAGTCGGTGCGTCCAGAGTGGTGACAAGCCTTGAATTTATGCGTTACGCCCTCTCTATTGCAGCTGGTCAGGTAACCGCTTATGAGACATGGACAGCATCAGCGAGGTTATAAACTATGCACAAACTCAATCAAAACTCATCAAGCATCACACGTATTTTAGATGGTGCTTTTATCCCCACTGATGAAGCAAATTCTGACTACGCCGCTTATTTAAAATGGCTAGCAGAAGGTAATACGCCTGAGCCTGCAGATGTACCTAGCGCAGCCGCAATCAAGGTAACCAACATCAAAAAAGTGGATGCCGATGTAGACGCAATCTATTCGCAGGCTGTTGGCAATCGCAGCCTTGAATACACAACTGCTGAGGCACAAGCGCAGGCTTATAAGGATGCTGGCTATACAGGCACTGTGCCTGCTTTTGTTGCTAGCTGGGTAACAGCCAGTGGACTAACTGCTACAGCGGCTGCTGACAACATCTTAGCTCAAGCAGTCGCTTGGCGAGGTGCGGTATCGGCGATACGTGCACAACGTCTGATGGCAAAAACCAATATTACAAATGATGTACCAACCGCTATGGCGCAGTGGGATGGATTTGTCGCAGTAATCCGTGGACAGTTAGGCTTATGATGACAGACAATCGCGTCTTTAATTGGCGCTTTTACTTGTACACAAACCCTGACCTATTAAACTACGGTCTAGTTACAGAGGCTCAGGTAATAAGCCATTGGGTAAGCAATGGTGTGTATGAAGGTAGGCAGGCACATCCATCATTCCATTCGTTGCAATATATGCAAAGGTATCCAGACTTGTTAGCAGCATTCTGGTACAACTTCCACGCCGCCACAATGCACTATATTACAAACGGATATGCAGAGGGACGGATAGGTTTTCAGACTCTAGACACTCATGGTGACCCTATGGGGGCTTATAAGCGAGTTACACTAACCTCTAAGTACACAGGTCAAGCACAGAGTTGGTGGAAGCCTGTAACGGTTAGCTGTTCTAAACAGTTTGCTGGTGCTGTTGACTCAATCATGTTTGACAACTTTGAGTTTATTAACTCCTATGACCACGGTAGACAGGCTCAATATGCTTGGCAGTATGGTTCTAGCCCGACTGGAACAGCAACACAACCTACATTCTCTGCTGTCCATGCTGAGAAGTTCAACCCGACTGAAGCAGGCACAGAGCAAGATGCTGTTGGTTTATCTACATCCAGTAGGTTATTAAACAGTACAATACTGGACAAGAATGTAATAGAGACGGTTACAAACACATCATATTGGAAACAACCGAGTCAAAGCGATGGACAGTATTCACAGCTATTGAGTAATGATATCATTCGTAAGGTAGTTGTTGTGTCGCCAATAGGTATACCTAGGCTAATACGTTTAAGTGCGTTTGTCACACCTGAATCTAACAGGAACTCCAAGGCTGTCGCTACTCGCTACGAAGTTCCAGCGTTGTATATTAACCCTGAGCTTAGTAATTTCTACCAAGCTAATTCTACGCTCACCTCGTTAACACAAATACCAAACTCTAAATTTCCTACCTTCTCTAATTCTGATATGTGGAGTGGTAACCCCTCAGGCGGTTGGTATGGCTCACAGGGTGGTGAAGTGAACGGTGTTGTGATAGCCTCTGGGGGTGGTAAAGCTATCGGATGTGTTGTTGTACCTAACCCTGTTTATTCACGTATTAGTTATCAAGCATATTTCCAGAATCATCAGATTTCTACCACAACACCAGCTAACAACACTCGTTCTATGGGTGCTGCTGTGTATGTTCCTGATGGTTCTAGGCATGTAGAGTTCACAACCTATATTGCCGTTGGTAATACTCCGCAAGAGGTTTTGGCTACGTTAAAATTAGCAATAGAGTCTCAACCATGAAGATAGGTTTTAAAAAAGGTCATAAGTGCTACAGCGGTATTGTTAGAGCACTCACTACCTCTCAGTGGTCACACGCTGGTGTTTGGATTGGTGATAGATTCTACGAGTCCACTGCACTAAAAGGTGACCAGAGCAAATCAGGTGTAAGAGATTATCCTATAACAACTGCACTTGCCCAAGACTACGAATGGTTTGAGTACGACATCCCTGATGAGCTAGCCCTTGAGCGGTATAACCAGATTAAAGACTGTGCTTATGATTACTTCAGTCTCCTGTCCTTTTTATTTTTAAAGGTACGGGATGCAAAAAGGTACTACTGCTACGAAGCCGTTCTCTACATGATGATAGGCGCAGTAGATGAACGAGCCACACCCGAAGTCTTATTAACGTACATTGCAAAGCTTCAGAAAGAAAAAGATGGAAGATAATAAGTACTTATCAAGAAGGTACATTCAAACATCTAGTGTCATTATCTTAGCGTTTATCACAGCATGGACAACTGGATTAGAAGCATCTGCACTGGTGTCCCTTGTTGTAGGGGCTTTAGGTGTATATGGGACATCATCCTATGCGGAGAAGAAACTAGATAGGGGTGTAGTATGAAGTTAGAAGTCAAAGATGTTATAGGTTTGACATTAGCTGTTAGTGCCGTTTTGTTTTTCACTGGTCTAGCTGTTGTACCTTTTGTCAATAAACTCACCGTAGATGCTTGGCAACAAAATATTTTGTACGCAATTGGAAGAGTTCCTGTTGTGTTTACCGTAGTTTATGTTTATTTGAATTTAGGAAAAAGTGATGAACGAAGTAATGAACGAACCGTTCGGGTTTAAAGTGTCAATGACAGGGGGAGTAGCTTGGGTTGCGAGTTTACTGCAAGGAATTGACCTTACCCAGATGCTTGGTTTTGTCGCTCTTGTTGTAGGTGTTTTTATCCAGATTGTCTCATACTATCGAAACACAAGAGCAGACTTACGGGAAAAGGAAGCCGACGACCGAGCGAGGTTGAAGTACGACTTGGAAATGAAAGTCCTAGCTCGGCAATTAGTAGAGATAGAACAAGGAATTACAAATGGCAGTGGAAAATAGAAAATCAATTACTACCTTGTTAATCACAGCAGCTTTAACAGGCTCTGTGATGCTGTATGAGGCGTACTCGCCTGTTGCATATATTCCAATCCCAAACGACAAGGTTACAATCGGTTACGGCTCAACAGAGCATCTAAACGGTACACCTATTAAGCTTGGTGAAAAGATTGACAGGAAAACCGCTGATGCGTATTTGATGCACGATTTGGATAAATTTAAAACTGGTATGAGTAAGTGCGTTACAGCACCCTTATCTCAGAATGAGTTTAGTGCAATGCTCAGTCTTACTTATAATATTGGAACAAGTGCTTTTTGTTCATCAAGTATTCCTCGTAAGTTAAATGAAGGGCAGTATAAGGAAGCTTGCCTCACAATCTTGCAATTCAATAAAGTTCATGATTATTCTAAACCTAGGGTCAAAAATTCTCAGACTGGTTTAATGCAGTATCAGTATAAAGTCCTTAAAGGGCTTGACAATAGACGAAAGCAGGAGTATAATACTTGTATAAGTCCACAGGAGGGGCTATACAATGTTAAATCCGCTAGACAGTATGTACGGTAGTCTAATCAAGTTTACACTTGTTCTAGCCCTTTTAGGAGGCTTGTACGGTAGCTACAAATACAAAGTCCACCAAGCTGTTACGCAAGCAGTACAGACTGTAGAACTAAGACACAAGGACGAGGTTCTTGCAGAGAAAGAAGTCCTGTTTGTTAAAAAACGAGCAGCAGAAAAAGAACTTGAAAAAGACTTTAATAATCGTCAAAGAGAGTATAATGAAAAAATCAACAGTCTTAACAATACTGTTAGCGGTTTGCTTGCAAGCCTGTCAGACCGTCCCACACGTCCAGTCAGCACAAGCAGTGACGGTGCAGTTACCAGAACAGAAGCGAGTCCCGCAGGAGCTTACCCAAGCCAGCTTTATCGAGAGGATGCAAAAAATCTTATCGACTTCTCCAGAGACGCAGAAGAAATAAGACTAGGCTTACTACAATGCTACAACGACTATGATGCAGCTAAGAAGTCCATAGAGTTATTTACTGAAAAGAAATAAACAAACCCCATTGGTGAAAACCTCTGGGGTTTTTCTTCGTCTGTAGCATTTTAACAACGCAGAGGTATTGCAATCTTATAAAACTGTGCTACAATAGTTCATCAAAACAAAAGGAGTTTATATGGCTGTAGGTGATAAATTAGAAGTGGTGCAATTCCAAGGTGAAACATATCAAGCTACAGAGTCAGATGGGCTTTGCAGGGGTTGTGCGTGGTGCGGAACAGCTTGTGCTGCTTTTGTGGATGAGTATAACTGTACCACCAGAGCAGATGGTAATGAAGTAATCTGGGTTAAACTTGAAAAAGAGCAACCAGTTGTGAAATTTGATACCATCAAAGAAATCCGAGCTAAAACGCAAGCCCTTCAGAAAGAGATTTACAAACTCGTGGAAGCCTATGAAACTGACACAGGTATGGTTGTACAAGGAGTGGACTTAGTTCATGCTCAAGTAATTGGTGAATCAAGTACAACGTATAGTATTGACCTTGATGTTCGTTTGAATTGAGGTTACAATGAAAGAATACGTTATCAAGGGTAAAAATGGCTTCACAACTTATATAGAAGTGGATTTATTTGATAAGGATGTTAAAATTGCAGATGCAAGCTCTTATAATCCAGCATACGTCCCACTAAGTCAAATTGATGAGCTAATAGAAGCCCTACAACAAATTAAAAAGGAGTTTAACAATGTCTGATACGGAAAAGTTCTACGCAGCAATTACAAAACAACTAGGCGGTAGCCGCTCATGGGAGAAGTTGCAACCAATAGAGCAAATGCAGTTTATCCAAGCGTTGAATATTATGCTGCAAATTTGCAGTCAATGAGGAGAAATATGAAAGAAGAGTACAGATACTTGACAAATGATGAAATTAAAACAGCAGAGGACTTAATGACTTTCATTATTTCAGATACCCTTAGTTGTTGGTCAGCAACAAGATTGAATGGTTGTAGCGCTTCGATGGCTTGTGATGGTAACATTAGTGTTAAGTTAATTAGATGTTTTGATGAGTTGTATAAAAGAATCAAGGAGAAACAGAATGGTTAAAGTAATCAAAACCGAGCCAGACAAAAGTGTAACCAAGGAAATCATCTGTAAGAATTGCGGTTCAACTTTAGAATACACACCTAACGATGTGTATCGGGACTACTTTGATGGAAAACAGGTTTACGATTTTATTAAGTGTCCTGCATGTACTTACGAAGTTAGAGTGAAAGGGTAACATGATAAGAATTATCCCCCTCACAAAAGAACGTATTAAGAAGTTCAACATTCTCGGTTGTGATGTATCAATTGGCTTTGCAGCTTATACTACAACAGGTGATACGCCTTACAGTAATGCAGTAGGTTCGGATTATTATTTTAAAGACATAAACTATCTCTATGACCACAACGAAAAAGATGGTATAATCACACACAGATTAATCTTGTGGCGGTTTAAGACTGAAGTTAAGAGTGTGGTACAATACGACTATTCGTTTGCTTAAAGGAGAAAATATGACAGAAATTTTATACAGAAAAGTAGGGCGTAAATACGTTCCCGCACGTCAAACATTTGACGATTACGCACCAATGATACCTGTAGGTTCGTTCGTCTTGACATATGCTTACACAGAAGGTGGGCGGTCTTACACTTACGATGTGAAGCCTGATACCGCTGGCTTTGTAGCTGCTGCGAAGATTGCACAGCACGCAATGGAAGAAGCTATTCGAGAGAAGTGCAAGTACAAGCCCGAACATGTTAAGTGGACAAAGAAGCAGCAAGCTATTATGGAGGACTTTCAGAAACAGATGCAAGCTGCTGGTGGAAATATGCCTACGTGGTGGACATCAGCTTCTGGGTATGAAATCGCTCAAGCTGGGATTGATGCTGTGCAAAATTATAAACCTTGAAGGAAGGTACTTAATTGGCAGCATTTAAACATCACACAAGTTGCCCTAAGTGCAATTCATCAGACGCTTATGCAGTCTATGTGGACGACTCAGGGCATTGCTTTTCATGCTTATTTACTAAGCCTAGTGAAGAGTTCATTGAGGCTAATCAGCGCAACAAGGTAAGTAAACGCAAACATAACAGTGTACATAATAAAGAAAAGGAAAAACCGATGATAGAACCAGTACAAGTTAAGATTAAAGACCCTATCACAGAAGAGGCTAAAGAGGAGATTAAAACAACTACAACAACAGACCTCCAAGGCTGGAGAAAAATCACGCAGGATACTGCAAAGTTCTATGCAACTCGCGGAGCTTATGACGAAGCTACAGGTGAGTTAGAGTCCATTTTTTATCCTGCGACTCGTGATGGTAAACTTGTAGGCTACAAGAAACGACTACTACCTAAGTCATTCTCAGGTATTGGGGATACTACAGCAACTGTCGAACTTTTTGGGCAGTTTCGTTATAAAAATAAATCTGCAAAGTACTGCCTTATCACAGAGGGTGAGCAGTGTGCGATGGCGGGGTTTCAGATGCTTAAAGAGTACAATGATAGGCGTTCAACAGACTTTGGTGAACCTGTAGTTGTAGGGGTATCCACAGGTGCAAATACTGCACATAAGCAAATTGCAGCAAATTACTCTTTCTTCGAGGGTTTCACTAAGGTTATTATTGCTATGGACTCTGATAAAGCTGGTCAAGCTGCCGTCGATGATGTAGCTAAGGCTCTTCCTCGTGGTAAAGCTTTTGTGTTCAAGGGGAACTTGAAAGATATCGCTGAATACTTAGAACAAGGGAAAGAGAAAGAGTTCTTGAATAACTATTTCGCAGCGCAACCTTGGAGTCTAGCTGGTGTTGTCGGTAGCTCAGAATTATATGATAAATTACTTGAGCAAGCAGGGCGTGACCGTATTCCATTACCTCCGTTTATGAGTAAACTAGAGAAGATGCTTGGCTCATTTGAACTGCAAACTTGTGGAGTGATTGCTGCTGGAACAGGTGCAGCCAAAACAACGATTGCTAATGAAATTATCTACCACCTCTTATTCAACACTGCATATAAAACAGGTATTGTGAGTTTAGAGTTAGACGCAGGGCAGTACGCTCAGAGTTTGTTATCACGCCACATTAATAACAGAATTGCGTCTATTGACGACCCAGTTGACCGTGTTAATTATCTCAAAACAGAGGATATTAAAAAGAAAGCAGATAATTTATTCTTAAATGATGACGGTACAAATCGTTTCATGGTACTTGATGAGAGGGACTTTTCACTAGAGGTCATGGAGGAAAAAATACTGGAAATGATTAAAGTAGCAGGTTGTCAAATCATCATCCTTGACCCAGTATCTGATTTGTTTGAAAACCTACCACATGAAGCAGCCGCAGGGTTTATGAAGTTCTTGAAGGCTACGATGAAAAACTATGAAGTTAGTTTTTTACTTCTAGCTCATATCCGTAAATCATCAAGCAATAAAGACGCTGCTAGTTCTGGTGCATTTGTACCAGAGGAGGCAATCTATGGTTCAGGGGCATTAACCAAGTCAGCATCTTGGGTAGCTATGCTATCAAGGGATAAGTACAACACAGACCCCATTATTAGGAATACAACCAATGTTGTCTTGAGTAAAAACAGGCGCGGAAGCGTTACAGGTGAAGCTGGCAACTTGTATTATTGTTCCAAGACGCACCAAATGTTTGACTTAGAGGAGTGGAAAGAGGTTAACGGCATGGTTGGCTTCTGAAGATGGCTGCAACAATAAGAGCCAAGGGCGCGAAAGAGATGTCCCATGTCCCTTGGTCAGAGTTAGTGTATTACGATGAAAATAGTCCAAGTGGGCTACTACATGCCAGAGACATCTGCTATGGTAACGGTAAAACACTGGTAAAAGCAAGGACTGGTGATATTGCAGGTTCAATAGCTAAGAGTGGGTATTATGTATATAACTCTTATAAATATGGAATTTTTCAGGTTCACAGAATTATATGGATTCTTAAGTACAAAGTTGACATCCCTGTGGACTGTATTATTGACCACATCAACGGAGATAAGACTGATAATCACACAGATAATCTGAGAATAGTATCTGATGCTGAAAATAATCGAAATACTAAAATCTACTCGAATAACACATCAGGTAAGGTCGGCGTGTATTTTGATACAAAAATATGGCAAAATGGTACACGGCAAGTACGATACTACTGGAAAGCATCTTGGATGGAATTAGACGGCACTCAAAAAACAAAGTCATTCTCTATCGATAAATATGGACTCCTACCCGCTATGAAGATGGCGTGTGACTACAGATTAGAAAGAATCAAGGAGTTAAATGTTCAGGGGGCAGGGTACACAACACGTCATGGGATTACAGGTATGTTATAATCATTGAACAGTAATAAAATTAAAGGAGCTACATGGAGCTAAAAGGTTGGTCATTCGATATTGAGGCAAATAATCTATATCTGCAGTCAACTAAGATTTGGTACATTCGTTTCAAATCCCTAGACGGTACTCGCCAAATGAAAATACTACCTTTTCGTAATTCAAAGGAAGAGAACTACAATCAGATTACTGAGTGGGTTAACTCATTTGAAGATGGTGCTCACGTTGTCTCATTCAACGGCTTGGGTTATGATACTTGGATGCTTTGGAAATTCTTCGGAATCCAACCTTGTGTTGGTAAGCAATCAAAGGATTGGTTAGGTGGTAAGCACGTTCAATTTATCGATGGCTATGTACTCAGCCAGTATTTAAATCCAAACGCACCTATGCACTCTCTATCTGCTCTATCAGGGTCTGAAGGTGACAATGGTAAAATTGACTACCGTAGCAGTTTAATCAAAGCTGGTGCGATGAAGGGTGACGAGTCAAAAGGCTTTGAGTTCTCCTTTTATCACCCACTTATTGAATCGTATTGTGACAGAGACGTTGATGCCACTATCAGGGTTGTTAACACCCTTTGGAAACAGGCACAAGAAATGTACGGAGAGTCTTGGCTACACCCTAGCTTTCGACAGAACCAGAAGGACTATTTCCTGTATACCGCACAAGCATATACAGGTGTGAAATTCGATAAAGAGAAGGCACTGAAATTGGTTGGGCATATTGAAGCAGAGATGAAACTTCTCAAGGACTATGTTGACCCTTTACTGCCACCACGTCCACTAAAGACTGTTGAGATGGCTTACTATAAGCAGCCAGCTAAGCCCTTCACAATGTCAGGTGAGATGTCTGCTAGTATGATTAAGTTCCTAGAGAAGCATAACGCTACAATCGAAGGACGAACCATTAAGGCGTATGGCTTTGAAGTCCAAGTTGAAAGCAATGTTATACTGCCAGTTAAACTCCCTATGGAGATTGATGATAATGTGGAATTAAAACAATACTTCATAGATAGTGGGTGGACACCTAGCGATGATTACTGGAATGTGAAGAAGGGTGCGGATGGTAAACCTGTTCGGGATGCTAATAATAAGTTCATCAAGACTACCCCTAAGATTAATCACGCAGGTAAACTTTGCCCTAATCTTTTAAAACTTGACGGCGATGTACCTAAGAAGGTTGTTAAATTCCTGAGCTATCGAAACCGCTTAGGTGTTATCACTGGTTGGTTGAACAATTGGAGACTGGAGTTTGATGGTAGACTTAGTGCTGAGATTTCAGGTTATGCACCTACATCAAGGGTTAAGCACAAGTTAGTTGTCAATGTACCAAAGGCGGCTGATGATGTTCTGCTTGGTCACGAGATGCGAGAATTATTCTGCGTAGATGAGGGTAACTGGTACATTGGAACAGACGCTTCTGCCTTAGAAAATAGAACCCTAGCAGGGTACACATACAAGTACGATAACGGAGAGTTTGCAAGAGTTCAGTTAGAAGGCGACCCGCACTCGTTCAATGCTTTTGCTTTCTTCCCTCACTTGTTGAAGAAGTTCGATATTGATAACCAAGAGAATAAAGAGAACCCTGAGTTCAAACCTTGGCGAAATAAAGCCAAGACTGGTGCATACCTGTTAGCTTTCGGTGGTGGCGCACCTAAGCTGGCTTCAAGTCTTGGATTATCTAAGTCTGATGGACAAGCTGCTTTTAATAACTACTGGGAGAAGAATAAAGGTCTTGGATTACTAAAGAAAGCGGTAGAGGGTTATTACGACACTACAGGGAATAAGAAATACATTCCTGCAATTGATGGTAGAATTGTATCTGTACGAGGTAAGAATGTTTTACTTTCTTGTTTAGGGCAAGGCTGTGGTGCAATCTCGATGTCTTATGCAGCTTGCTTGATGGATAATTGGCTAGGGGATTTATACCTCGATGAGTTGGGTAGACCTTATTATCTGTATGAAAATAAGAAAGTTAAAAGGGTATCCTTCTTCCATGATGAATATTCTTGGGAGGTTGAAGACGGTGTACAAGACAGGATTAGAGAGTTAAGTGTAAAAGGTATTGTTAAGGCAGGTGAAGTCCTAAAATTAGCATTACCATTAGCAGCAGAGGGTAAAATGGCTTTTGAAGGTACTTGGCAAAATGTGCATTAATACCCACATGTTGCAAATAAACAACCAATAACGAACTAACTTATGTTATAATACGGAATATAAACAAAAAGGAGTAAACATGAAATCAGAACTAAAGTATGAACCAACCCACACATTCCCTGCCTTATACAAGGCAATCCCCTGTGGTGCTGTTGTTCTTTTCACAGACACCTGTACAGGGATGGTAGTAAAGGATAGTACCTATCAAACCCTCGGTGACTTTTGTGATTGCTTTGTTAACTGCACCAGTGGTTTAGACTGGCAACGACTCCCCTCAGGCTCTCAAGTTGTTTTGACGCAGGATTAACAATGCGGTTAGACATCAATAACCTAACAGAGAGGCAATTAGCTGACTTGCACTTTACCAGAGTAGAGGTGTTTCTTGATGGCTTTTTGCAAACCTTTGTGACAGTAGCAGACGAGGAGCAAGGGTACATTGAGAAGTATTATAAAAATCCACAAGGGGAGTTTTATCTTGATGGAGATAACTTAGCTATTGCAAGAATAAGTGGCAAAGTTGAGATTAAATCTAAAGAAGAGTATGAGTTTATAGTCTCTAAAACTATCCAGTCAATTTTGACACAATTTAATTAAAGGAGAAATATTATGGCTTTTGGCGTATACGGTACAGGTAACACAAATGAAGGGCGTAAGTCCAAAGTGGACTTCAACGCACTGAATAAGTACATCGTTGAAACAGCACAACTTGAAAAACCAGAGGTGCTAGTAGGCGTTGTCGCTGGAATTGTTGACTTAGGTTTGCAATACCGTGAAGATGCTGAACTGGTGTTCACTGGCACAGCAGACGATGAAGCTGATGCAATTGATGATAAACCAGCAACGTACTTTAAAGATGGTGTAGACCCAGACACAGGTAAACCTTGTCGTCTGAAATGCTACCCTCAAAAGGAGATTCAATCTGTTGCAGTAGCAATCGACTTTCCTGAGATTCAACTCGATAAGGGTCAATTCTTTGGTGATACATCAGGCGAGACTAAACCTCTACGTATGTGGCTCGGTGGTAATTTTTACAATAGTGCCCTAGGTGGACAAGTCGTTGCACGACCTACACCAATGCGTATCGGTAAAAACACTAAAGGGCAATGGACATTTGCGAACTTGCACTTATTCTTCAAGATGGCAGTAGCTGCTAAGATTATTCAACCTGATGGTGTGTTCCTTCCACAAGATATTGACCAATTGGTAGGACAAGCATTTCAGTTTGAAGCTCAAATCTTTATGAAGAAGGGTAAGGACGGTAAGGAGTATTTGACTGAGAAGGTAGCCTTCAAATCAGGTCTTGGACGTGGACAAACTGCTCCAGAATTACCGACTGAGACATTCATCATTCAGTTCAACGAAAAGAACGATGAAAAGATGCTCAAAGAAGTTCGTGCGCATGTTGTGAACACAATCAAGGCAGCGAAGAATTACGAAGGTAGTCCAATTCAGAAGCAACTGGAAGCTGCACGACCCAGTTACTCTTCTGCCCCTAAAGGTGATGATGAACAAGATGAAGTACCACCTGTTGTAACTAAACCTGAACCAGTTAAAGTTACCACACCTCGTAAACCTAAGGTGCAGCCAGTAGAAGATGACGGGTCACCGTTTTAAACTGATTAAACAGGTCTAAGTTAGTTCAATTTACCCTAGGTGATACACAGGTAGCTTATAACTGCTAAATCGTCTCCTAGGGCTTTTAAATCAATAAGGAGAAGTATGGGAAATACATCTAAAAATGCAATTATAGTTCTGGGGTTTTTGCTGTTGGTGGCACTTGCAATTTTTGCACCGCTGGTTTCAATCTGGAGTCTTAACACAATCTTCAGTCTAAACATTGCATACACATTCAGTACATGGTTTGCAAGTTTCTGGTTATCGGCTGTAACACTTGCACCAAAATTTAAGTAAACAAACAAAGGAAAAATATATGCAGGTTAAACAAATTATCGCAAAAATGACAGCTATTTTTGACAGCATCACAGCAATCAACGAAGACATGAAACTCCTCAAAGAAGATGCCAAAGCTTCAGGGTTAGATGGTGCAATCTTGTCAACGATTGCAAAGTCAATCTCGGATGGTAAATCAGGAAAACTTCGTGGGAAATACGAGGAGACTTTGGGTTTACTTGACAAATTAGATGACTAATTAAACTTCTCCGAGTGACGGACAGTTGCTCGGAGTTTCTACGACATAAATATGGCTAAAATAAATAAAGAAGCACAAGTGGTTATGCCGCAGAAGTTGGTGCGTGAATTGTTTGGTTACGACCCAAATACAGGTATGATTATTAATAACACCAATAGGAATAGTAGAGCTAGAGCAGGACAAATTGCTGGAAGTATAAACAAAGAGGGTTACATTGAGATTGGGGTTAACGGTTACAAATACCAAGCGCACAGACTAGCGTGGACACACGTTAATGGTAATTACCCTGACGGAGAACAACCTTATATTGACCATATTAATGGTAAAAAAGACGACAATAGGATTGCTAACCTTAAGGCTTCTTCTACTATTGAAAACAGTAGGAATCAGAAGATGCATTCCAGAAACAAATCAGGTATCACTGGTGTTTCTCGGAAAGGAATGTGGAATGGTACTAGGACTAAGAAAAATTGGTATTGGACGGCCTCTTGGTGCGATGAGAATGGTAAACTACAGGAGAAGAAATTCCCAATTCATAAACTTGGAGAAGACCAAGCTAAACAAATGGCAGTAGATTATCGTGCGGAGCAGCTACGCTTATTAGAACTAAACCACGGCATAGTCTACTCAGTACGGCATGGAACTTAAAAGGAGAAACAGTGAAGAAAAAACGAGTCGTTCTTATTGATGGTGACATCCTTGTGTTCCGCACTTCTGCGATATGCGAGTCTCGTTCGGTGGAAGTCCTGCACAATAAAAGCTTAAAGACTAAGAGCTTTAAGAACAAAACAGAGTTCAAGGAGTTTTTAAAAGCCAAGGACTTCGAGTACGTTGAGCAGGATTACACTTTCACGGATGTGCAGACTTTGAACGAGGATATGTCTTATACCTTTCTCCTAAAGAATCAGTTGAAGTCTTTGAAAGAAAATCTTTGGTGGGATGAGATGAGGCTTTTAATCTCTGGAAGTAATAATTTCAGAGATGAGTTGCCATTGCCACGTAAATACAAAGGTAACCGTGACGACACCTTGAAGCCTTTAGTTCGACAAGAGTGCAAAAGCTACTTGATTGGTAAGTACAAGGCAGAAGTGATTGATGGTTGTGAGACCGATGACGCTTTGATTTATATTGGCTATGAATACTTAGCTAAAGGGTACGAAGTTATTATTGTTTCTAACGACAAGGACAGTAACTGCTACTCAGGTCTGAAGCTTTATGATTACACTAAAGAAACCCCAGAGATTGTTAAAATACCTCAACTCGGTTCTCTTTGGATTGACCCTAAAGGCAAGGTACGTGGTCTGGGCTTCTTGCACTACTGTCACCAGATGTTGATTGGGGATTTAACTGATGGTTATAAACCCACGGACTTAACAAATTCAAAGGTAAGTTTCGGTGAGAAAAGTTCATACGATTTACTTAAGGACTGCACTTCAGAACAAGAAGCTTTGCAACTTGTTATCGGGAAGTATCTTCAGTGGTATCCTAAACAGTTTACCTACAAGGACTGCTTCGGGGTCCAACACCAACCAACTTGGAAGTTCATGATTGGACTTTATCACAAGTGCGTCCGTATGAGGGAAGCCGAAGGAGATGAGTTAGTGTTCTACAACTTTGCTAAAAAGTACGGTATTGACTTACTGAACTATGTAGAGGAGATACAGGATTGACTAGAGATTTATTCAACGTAAAAGACGTAAAAGAAGTGCGAGAGTTATTAGTCCAAGAGCAGGAGCAGCTGGATAAGTTGACCCTTTCTTTGATGCATCCCTCTCAGTACGTTCTTGACCATAATCACCAGAACCTTTTTGTACGTGGTGTCTTGAACCGTGCAACTAATTCAATGATAGGGAAAATCGAAAATGCTTTTAATCGCTACATACGCCATTGGTATACTGGTAGTCTATCTAACTTCCTACGGCAAGCTGCAACTTACCTAGAGCAACCACCAGATGAGCGGTATCGTCATCCTCAGTGGCAGAAGCAATTAAAGGTGCAGTTTAATAAGTTGTCGGAAGGACAGAAGCGAACAGTCCTAGAATCGTTCGGTAAACCAGACGGTAAAAATTCAAAAGAGCGTAAGGATGTATTTGCTAAAATAATTCTAAACCGTGCTTATGGGTACGAGAAAATAAACAACATTTTAAAAGGGGCAACATGAAATTTAGAGGATTAAGTTTATTTAAACAAATGCACTCAAACGGGACACCTATAAACGAATGGGTCATTGCTTCATGGCATAATCCAAAATCCCTGACATGGCGTTGGGTTTTAAATTATGCAAGGTTCTCGGAAAGTTGTGCCACTGGTTTAAATTATCAACGAACATATAGGTACAAAAGGGGTCTAAACGGACGAATATTAATTAATTTACCAGTGCTAGGTAGATGGTGTTTTGAGGCACAACCCTCAATGTTTATTAAAGGAGTAAATTAAATGCGAGATTACACACAACCAACATGGGGTTTCACCTATAACGACGGAGAGGGGAATATTACAACTAAATCCTTCTCTACTAAATCAGAAACATGGATTGAAGCCCTCTCTCGTTTCTTGGACTTCACTCGTGGAGTTGGCTATACAGTAGCTAATAACGCTGTTGCACTTAATGCAGACATCGAAGCTGATGAGTGCGCGTGGAGTGGGAACTACTACATATCAGGAGGTGTGTATCCAGAGGACGATTGGAGTCACCCCGAGGATTCTTGTCCTCCGTTCCAAGGTAACCCACAAGACTGTGCTTTTGAAGCAGAACCTGTTCCTTGTCCACTAGAGGAGTTTCTACGTGGGATTGTTAAAGTTAAGGGAGGTGCAGTTTGAGTTACAGCGATAAGATTATTAATGAAATTAAAACCCTTTCAAGTCTAGGGTGGGCTTCACGTAAGATTGCACTATCTGTACTTGGTTCAGAAACGAAAAAGTCCACAGTGAATTACATTCTTGGGCGTAATCAAGAAGTGGATGAACTTGCAAAAACTGAACAGAAGGAAGCTTTGACAATTATGTTTGTTCCCGACTGTCAGGTGAAGCCTAACGAGGACTTAGAATACCTTGATGCGATTGGTCAATACATTATTGACAAGAAACCTGACGTAGTTGTAAACGCTGGAGATTTTTTTGACTTTCCATCTCTTAGTTCGTACGATAAAGGTAAATTATCCTTTGAAGGACGAAGACTGCGCTTAGACCTTGAAGCTGGTATCAAAGGTATGGAACGACTCCTTGCCCCGCTGCGAGATTACCAAAAGACTAACACTGATTACAACCCTCGTATGGTGTTCACTCTTGGAAATCACGAATGTGTAGAAAAATCTACAGAGGTATTATGCAGTAGTGGGTGGGTTAAGGCATCCGACATTACCCGAGATAGTGATGTAGCTAGTTATGACCAGTTCACCTCTGTTGTGAGCTACGATAAACCACTACATTGTCTGTCAATTGCCGACACGGAACTTATTTCCGTGAAAGGTGACTTCAGTAATGAGTTAGTGTCTATTACTCACCGTATAGATGTAGACAATCAATTAGTACCAGTTAAGGACTTTATTGGAGAGAAGGTTAATCAGACAAGAATGAAGTATTCTGTGAAGAATAATCAAGTCGGTGTATCACTATCTGATGATGAGTTACGTCTACTGACGTGGGTGGTGACAGATGGTACTATTGTTGACATATCAGAAAGAAACAAACGAGTTCAGTTTAAGCTCAGTAAAACAAGAAAAATTGATTACTTGAAGGAATTGTTAACTCGAATGGGAGTTGAGTTTACTCTACGGGAAGCAACTAAAAGCAACCTGAATAATCTACAGCCGTTTTATATTCGCATGTATGCTGACGCTGCACGTAAGATATTTGAGCAACTAAACGGTGTTAAAAATTTCCCTCTGATTTGGAGAAACATGAATGAGCGACAGCTTCGCATCGTACTAGATGAGATTAGCAGGACAGATGGTTGCCGACATTACAACAAGTTGTCATGGGTCACTACTTCAGAATCAGATGTTGATGTACTGCAGTTCGCTTGTATTATGAATGGAGTACCTTTCAAGTTCAATAGTGGTGTGAACAGGTCAGGTTTTAATCCGTCAAAATCAAAGGTACAGTATCGTTGCTCTATAGCCGACAATGGCGTATTTAACAGACGATATGTCAAGGTGGAGGAAGTTGCCGCTAAGGGAACAGTTGTTGCAATCCAGACTAAAAATGGCACACTTATAACCCGAAGGGACGGAGTTGTTGGTTTCACAGGCAACTGTCGTCTTATGCGACTGCCCTCTGAGAATACTGAACTTGAAGGCTTCATCGGCTATCATCTACTTGACCTAGAAAAAGACTGGGAGGTACACGACTTCTTGAAACCTGTTAATATTCAAGGCATCAATTTCGTACATTACTTATCCAATCCTTTTAATGGGAAACCTTATGGCGGCAATGCAGCTAGTCAGTTGAAAGCTGTTGGCGTATCCTTTTGTGTAGGACACAAGCAAACCCTTGACGTAGCAATTCAGCCTGTACTGGATAACACAATGCGGATTGGTATTGTCGCAGGAGCTAGCTACCCTTTTAAGGAGGCATACAAGGGGCATCAGGGTAACAATCACTTCCGTGGAATTGTGATGTTATACCAAGCTAAAGATGGCTTTGCTGAACCAGCTTTCGTATCAACAGAATATTTAATCAATCGTTACAAGACAGAGTAATCTGTGGTATAATAAGCCCCATTGGATTAGCAATCCTCTGGGGTTTTATAATTTGAAAGGAGAGTCATGATAAAAATAAGAATCACACAATGTTTAGATGGACTTATGTGGTATAGTTCACACATCGATGAGATATTTACAGCTTACCGTGAATACGATGATAGCTATCTAGTTCGTGCAGCAGGCGGCTATTCAAACATTATCTACAAAACCGACTGTGAAATTTTAAAGGAGAATAAATGACAAATAAATTCAGCGAGTTATATGAACTTACTAAAAAGTTCAATAACATTTCAGGTGCTTCTAAGGAGTTATCACAAAAAGCTTTCATCGAGCAATACTCCTACGTCCGTGAGGAGTTTGAAGAACTTACATCTACTCTAGGTGGTGACGTTGCCTATGATGAAAACCGTATGACTTTAGAGGACTACATGCTTGTGCCAGCATTAGATGATTGTCTAGACATCATCATTACAGTCATGGGGTTCTTACAGAAGCTGGAAGCTCTAGGGGTGAATGTAGATTCGGCGGCTATAGCTACAGCAGAGAACAATCTTTCAAAGTACACAAACTCTCCATATGTGGCACAAGAATCTGTTGACCGTTATGCACGGCAAGGTGCAGAGGTTACCTCTGTGTTTCATCAGGATGAGAATTGTTATGTCCTGCGGGATGTGAAAACTGGGAAGGTTAAAAAGCCCTTTAATTTTGTATCTAATGACCTAGGTAAGTTTGTTTCTAAACGAGTAGAGGAGAACTATGGAAAACATAATTAAAATTCACAAAGGTGTTACCTACACCTCGGAAACTGTAGAGCATTATGGATATAACTGCGAGAAGTGCATAGCAAGGTATAACATTGATTTGTGTAAGGCTCTGAGTGACGAACATTGCTCAAGCTATTATGTGTTTAAAGATGAAGACCTTATTAATGCAGAACCTTCAGCACCTAAGGTAGCACTGGGTGCTAGTGAAGCTGTAGGAATGAAGTTTGATAACGGTAAGGTACAATACTCATTAATACCACCTTACGCTCTCGCTGAACTGGCAAAATGTTTAACATTTGGTGCAAAGAAATACGCACCTGACAATTGGAAACGAGTCAGTAACCCTAAAGTAAGGTACTTAGATGCTGCCCTACGACACATCGAGCTTGTACGCCAAGGGGAAGAGTACGACAAGGAAAGTGGCTCACATCATTTTACGTGTGCTATGGCTAACTTGGCGTTTTTGGTAGAGTTTGAGAAGAACCCTGAACTAAACAAGGAGAAACAAAATGATTAGTAAGTATTGGAAAATGCTTGAGTGGTTAGCTACGCATAAGATGGGGTACTTGGCTGCATTTATTTACACAACTGTCGGGATACTTGCTCTTCTGCCTGCTATTATATTGATAGGGACAGTGGAAATTGTTGATAGAGGTGTAATTGAAGTATTTACTTCTACATTGAAGTCCTTTATTAAAGGAGGTAAGATTTGATTAGTGCTAAAATTATTGGTTACACACAACCTTCAGAAGATTTTAAGGACTCCTTCAAAACACCAAAGGATTTAATCGCCTTCTGTGCTAGGGTTTCAAATCCAAGTAACCAGTTAAACAATGAAACTGCTGATAAACTTATCAATTACTTGATTAAGAATCAACACTGGTCACCCCTTGAAATGTGCAATGCTACACTAGAGATTGAATGCCCTCGTGATATTGCACGACAACTTTTACGTCACCGTTCATTTTCATTTCAGGAATACAGTCAGAGATACGCAAATCCAACTACAGACATGGAGTTTGTTCTACGTGAAGCCCGTTTACAGGATATAAAAAACCGACAAAATAGTATTGAAGTACAAGATAAAGAACTTCAAGATATATGGGACGAGAAGCAACTAGAGATTATTAACCTTGCACGGCGAAATTACAATTGGGCAGTAAGTAATGGTATTGCCAAAGAACAGGCTCGTGTAGTACTGCCAGAGGGTAATACGATGTCTAAACTGTATGTACAAGGAAGTATTCGCTCTTGGATTCATTATATCCAAGTTCGTAGGGATGTCAGTACACAAAAAGAGCACCGTGAATTAGCTTTAAAGGTTGCTGAGGTTATCTCTAAAGTATTTAATTACTCTGAGTTAGTTTAAAACTTGAATATTAAACAAATTTGTGATATAATATGTTACAGATTTTTACTGTAAATTAATAAGGAGAATATATTGAGTAATATTATTGCTTTGAGTATTGTTAGTTCATACGATATTGCTAAAGTCAAGAAGGATTTTACATATCAGTTTGTGCAAGATAATCCAGAAAATTTTAAAGACATCCTTTACCGTTTTGGTATGAATGTCAACACAGGTTTTGAAACGCAAGAGAACGTCCTCCATCGTACACTAGCAGGCGATGTGGTGCAAGGAGATAGGTATGTAGGTTCGGAACGCATCGACCTTGAGTGGCTAGCGTCAGGTTATGCAAGCAGAGAAGCTAAAGACCGAGCTAGCGGTAGTAAATTATTAGATGATTTATACAGACAGAAGGGGTTGCACTAATTGTTTTACGTGTATACACATAATCTTGATGGGCTTATCCTTTTTGTAGGGGTCGGAGTAGGAAGTCGTGCTTATGATATTGGTAACAGGTCAAAAATTTGGAAAAAGGTTTTCAGCGCTGGCAGAGTTGATGTGGTAATTGTTGAAAAAGAATTATCAAGAGAGCAAGCATTGGCGTTGAAAAAATCTCTCATCACTGATAATCAGGAAACAGTTATTAATAAGAGAAAGGTACAATCTTTTTCCGATATGAATTTTGAAGAGCTTAATTTGAGATTCTATATTGACCCTGCTTCCGCTAGCGGTTTATCGTACAAACAGTCTAATAAAGCGCACGGAAAAAATCATAGAACTATTGGGGACGTAGCGGGATACAAGAGAACCAGTCGAGGGAAACACTATTGGATAGTGAAAGTTAAGACGAAAGCGTATCTTGTCCACAGGATTGTATACTTATTGGAAAATAAGAATATTTCCAAGGATTTAACAATAAATCATAAGGATGGTAATGGATTAAATAATAATCCTAATAATCTTGAGCAAGTGACACAGGCAGTTAACTCTAGGAGAAAATCTTTAATTAGTAAAAGTGGGTATGTAAATATTCAGGAAAATATTAGAAATGGTACTCTGAAAGGGTACACATTTCTTGGAGAGGGGTATGACGTAGAAAATAAGTACTTCAGTGTTCTCAAACATGGTTCAGGTGAGCTTGCTCTCCAAGCTGCCGTTGCACACAAGGTATCAGTAGTAACAGAAGAAACTATTAACAAAGGAAATAAATGAGTCAAGGTGAACAACAAAAAGACGAAAGTATTGGTAAACAAATGCTTTCACAAAGTAAATTTTATATGGGTTACTCTCGTTGGTTGGAGGACAAACAAGGGTACGAATCGTGGGATGAATCAGTCTCTCGTGTGATGAATATGCACCGAGAAAAATACAAAGGCAAGATGACACCGCTACTAGAGGAGTACATCTCTTTTGCAGAGCAAGCTTATAAAGAACAGTTAGTACTAGGTGCTCAGCGTGCTCTTCAATTCGGTGGTGAACAACTGTTCAAGCATGAAGCTAGGATTTATAATTGTTCAGTCTCACATGTAGACCGTTCTGCATTCTTTAACGAAGCATTCTATTTGCTTCTGTGTGGTTGTGGTGTGGGTTTCTCTGTTCAGCAACACCATGTGCAGCAAATCCCTGCAATCCATCAACGAAGTAAGAAAAAAGTTAAAATCTACCAAGTCCCAGATTCAATCGAGGGTTGGGCAGATGCAGTGGCTGTACTCTTAAGTTCATACCTTGTAGATGGTGCAGTGTTTCCAGAGTACAAGGGTTGTCAGGTGCATTTCGACTTCACTAAGATTCGTCCTAAAGGTGCAATGATTTCTGGAGGGTTTAAAGCCCCCGGCCCAGACGGTCTACGTTCTGCATTAGTTAAGATTGAAACACTCCTGGATAAGACTATCGGTGAAGCAGATGCGGCTAAAATCACACCTATTGTTGCTTATGATATTACAATGTACATTAGTGATGCTGTACTCTCAGGTGGTGTTCGTCGTTCTGCGACAATCTGTTTGTTTGATAAAGATGATGCGGAAATGTTAGCTGCTAAAACAGGTAATTGGTTTATTGATAACCCACAACGAGGGCGTAGTAATAACTCTGCAATGTTGAAGCGTGATGAATTGAGTTTAGATGAATGGCAGACTATTATGAAGTCTGTTAAGGACTACGGAGAGCCGGGTTTTATCTTTACTGACAACCTAGAATTTGCTTTTAACCCTTGCGTCGAAATAGGTATGTTACCTAAGACACGTAAAGGAGTATCTGGCTTTCAGTTCTGCAATCTAACCGAGCAAAATGGTGGAAAAATTATAGACAGGGGGACATTTTTGCGCTCATGCCAAGCAGCAGCAATTCTTGGTACACTGCAAGCAGGTTACACAGACTTTAAATATCTATCAACTGCTACAAAGGAAATCACAGAGCGAGAAGCCCTAATTGGTGTGAGTATTACTGGGTGGATGAATAATCCAGATGTTCTTTTTAACGAAGAGAATCTGAGACTAGGTGCAGATGTCGTTCGGCAAGTAAACAAAGAGGTTGCATACCTGCTAGGTATTAATCAGGCAGCTAGGACAACTTGTGCAAAACCCTCTGGTAATGCGTCAGTCTTGTTAGGTACGGCTTCAGGCATACACGGAGAACACGCTCCACGTTACTTCCGTAATGTACAGATGAACGCAGAAGATGAAGTAACAAAGTTGATTCAGGAGCGCAACCCAGAGATGGTTGAGAAATCAGTGTGGAGTGCAAGTGGAACTGACTATGTGGTGAGTTTCCCTGTTGTATCAAAAGAAGGCTCTATTTATCGCAGTCAATTACTTGGTGTGAAACAACTTGAATTTGTCAAAAAGGCACAGCAAGTGTGGGTTGAAGCTGGTACAAATATCGACTTATGTGTGGACAAAACCCTTCGGCACAATATTAGTAATACGATTAGTGTAGACGATTGGGATGCCGTATCAGACTACTTATTTGAAAATAAGGAATGGTTTGCTGGTGTATCGTTGCTTAGTTCTAGTGGGGACAAGGACTATGCTCAAGCACCTTTCACAGAGGTCTTGACAGCAGAGCAAATTCTATCTATCTACAAAACAGCAAGTATGTTTGCATCAGGGTTAATTGTAGATGGTTTACATGCTTTTGAAAATAACTTGTGGTTAGCTTGTGACACAGCCCTTGGAAGAGGTATGGTACTTAATGAAGGAAATTCAGAGCATCTATTGAAACGAGACTGGGTACGGAGGGTTAAAAAGTATGCAGAAAAATACTTCGATGGTGATGTACTCCAAGCTACATACTGTTTAAAAGACTGTTACAATCTGCATAAATGGGAGAACGTAGCCGGCAGCATGACTTTGGTTGATTTCTCTAAGGAACTCTCTCAGCAGAGTTACACAGATGTAGATACACTTGGCAGTGAAGGTTGTGCAGGTGGTGCTTGTGAGATTAGTTTTTAAAGGAGTTTAAGATGGAAAAAGTATTGACACTATTCAGAACAAAATCAAGTAAGGATGGTAAGGTTCTCTCCTCCCTGCTCAGAGAGCACAATGTAGGGCTTGATAAGGAGTGTATTCAAACAGTGTACATTGAACAAGAGGCAGCTATTAGTACCTTTTTTGGTATCAAAGTTAATCCAACGATTCTATTATTTGAAGAGGGAGAGGAAGTAAGACGCTACGAGGGCGTGATATCTTTGCCGACTCTACAAGAGTTTATAGCGAACTAACCCAAACCCCTCTCCTTCGCAGTTGAGGGGTTTTTCTTCACCTGTTACAGAATATTACATGTTAAGTGAAAAAACTATCGACAGGTGTTTAATTTCTGCTATGATTCAGGTATCAAAACAAAAGGAGTAAACAGTGTCAAAATTAACGTCCCATGAAAAATACATACTTTACAAACGCTGTCTTGAGTTAGGCGTACCAGATGATATTGCTGTAAAGATTCGTGAACAAGCAACCAGTACTTTGAGTGAAATATTCTCCTCAAGATTCTTCGCTACCGAGGTTGAGGAGATAGTTTATGCAGCATTCTTCTGGGAACACACAGAAGAAGGCGAAGAATTTTGGATAGATTTTTTAGATAATTTCACAAGCAGAGGAGAAAAGTATGAGTAAATGGATTAAAAATACAGGTGTAAAACCGTACACAGGGGTGTCTAACTTTGAGGTGAAGTTACGAAATGATGAAATTATTAACTCCAGTGAGGCACTCTTTGGTGATTTTGATTGGTCTTTAGAGGGTAATGTGGCAGACATTACTGAATGGAGATTTACTGATACGGATACAAAACAAAATGAGGTTGCTCGCTCAGCTAGTCTAAGTCAAGGTGAAGTTCAACAACTACTCCACGAGCTTCGTGATACATTGTCAATGGTGACGGAGATTAGAAATGAGTACAAGCAGGAGGCACAACGAGTATGGAATCTTTGTGACAAAGAAGATTTTACAACTTCAGGGCATTTTGAAGATTTCAGTTTAAGCCGAAAGTTCTTCCTGCAGCATAAAAAACGTGAAGCTAGATTAGCTAACCTAATTAAACAGATTAAGCGGTTGCAATGATGAAAACTAAGTACCTTCACGCCTATCTAGACATGGCTAACCGCTTCGGTCAAACCTCTGAAGCAACTCGTCTCAAAGTAGGCGCACTCATTGTCAAAGACGACACCATTATCTCCTGTGGTGTAAACGGAACACCTCGTGGTTGGTTAACTAACCTCTGCGAAGATGTTGACGGTAACACCAGCAGCGTAGTGCGGCATGCTGAGGTCAACGCTTTAAACAAGCTCAGACGCTCTAACGGCTCATCAAGCGGTGCTAGTATGTTTTGCAGTCATCTGTGCTGTCTTGGGTGCGCTATTGAGATTGTAGACTCGGGTATCAGGAAGTTTTATTACAAACATGAGTACAGGGATTTAAATGGATTGGATTATTTAGAATCTAAAGGTGTTAAGGTTGAATGGTTAGGTGAAGAGTGCAACTCTTTGTAACAGTACAACAACCTTCGGATTTTTGTGTATAATCAACTCATCAAATCAAACGGAGTAAACTTTGACAGTGTCAATCCTTTTACAGCTAAAAGTTCAAGAACGTGTACAGCAGTGCCTAAACATCCTACTCGGAGAAGAGACAGCTAAGTACGTAAAAGTACAAGTACAGTTTAAAAAGACTTTAGGGCTTAACGCTGGTCTAGCTTATAATGGAGACTTGAAGATTGTACTGAACGAGGGCTTATTTTTAGCAAACCAAGAGGAGTTCTTTGAGGAGATTATCCCGCATGAGACTGCTCATATTGTTCAGTACATCTTATACCCCGATGAACGCGTTGACCACGGAGTCAATTGGAAGAATCTGATGCTTCAGTTGGGGTTGAAGCCTAATGTGTATCATGACTTAGATATTAGTGCAGTAGATAAGAAGGTTTACCGTTATACTTGCTGTTGTGGAGATGGTACAAGGTATCATCAAATCCCTGAAGCGAGGCATAAGCAGCTACAACAAGGGAAAGTGCTAAAATGCGGAAGCTGTAGCACTCGACTAATATATTATCCACGAACAGAAAATTATTAAGGAGGGAATATGGTTAGCGAAATTGATATTAATGACTGGAAATCAGATTACAAGCAGTGCAAAGAACCTGTTAAACTCTATGACGTTCCAAGAGGAAGTGTTGTGACTGTTGATACAATGGATAGTAGTGATTTCCCTATTCACTTTGACCACACAGACGGTATGTATTCTTACTGTTGGGAACTTAATAAACCACACAACTTAGTGCATCTTGCAGCTTGGGCTGATGTGTTTGTCTGGAGCAAGAAATGAGTAATCTTTACTGCACAACAATGCTCCCACAAGACATTGAGGAAATAAAAAGTCTACAACTATTCTATGGAGTAGGTAGTTTAGGGGAGCTTGTGAATGCTCTTACAAGGCATATCGAAAGATTACAACACAAGTTAACTCTATGTGAACCTCGGATGAACTATTTAAATAGAACAAGAGAAGGGTAAATATTACTTATTATTACAAATAACTACTGCAATCAAGAGAAATATGCAGTAGAATCTAAACATCGCAACAAAGGAGAACTAAAATGACAATACCAAAAATTACACACCAGTATTATTGGGCAGCATCGGCACAACTTACTGGCAATGTAAAGCCTCGCGATATTTGCAACAAAGCCATTGAAATCGCTCTAGCAGAGCAGCAAGCACAACCTGAAACGATTATCAAACATTTCGGGACTATTCACGAGGAAAATGGAAAACTTATGTTTACTGACTTCTCGGTAGATGGTTGTGGAACAACAGATGACAGCCAGACAGCTACAGCAAAGGCAGTAATTAAACGCATTGAGGCGAGCTTAAAGCAAGCACAGCCTGAGCCAGCAGTAGTTGCGCTTAAAGAAATTAATGCGCGAATTGATAAAAAACTTGAAGCATTTCACAAAGATGAGCCATTTTCTCCCGAACTTGAAGAGCTAGCAGAGAAAGCGATTGCAAAACTAGAATCTGTGCCAGTAGAACAA